TGCCGTAGCAGTTGCCCGGAAACGAATTTACGAACAGCTCCAGTTGGTTATAAGCCCTCTTGGAGATATGGATACCCATACGTCCGAACGTGTTCTCCAGATGATTGGTGGACTTTTGCAGGTCGGTACCACTGTCGCAGCACACCACCAGGTTGTAGTGCGTATAGACCAGTTGCTTTCCCTCCCTGGCCATGACTTCCTGTACCTGCTTGATGTCCTCCACAGCCATTTGGTTGCCCGGATTGGGAATACTGGCGTGGCGGTTTTTCTTCTTTTCCAGCAGCGCAAGCTCCCTTTTTTGGTTAGGAATGAAAATCATCTGGTTGTAAACGACCGTCCTCGCTTCCGGGATTTGGTCAATGGCCGCCATCACATCAACAGGCATCTGTGTGTTGTTCACCTCGATATTGGCAAAGGGACGTACCAAACCGGGCAGGTTGATGCTGTCCACGTCCACAAGTGAGAATATTTTGCATTTCCGGTCACCCATGCGCACGCATTCCTCATCCACCTTGAAATTGTTCATTGAGAGTGTCTTATGGGTAAAGTCCATCGCAAAATAGCGGTCGATATACTCGCTGGCGTCTTCCTTTGTCAGAAACTCGGCACGCACGCCGGCATCTTTCAATTGGTCTTGCACTTTGCGGATTTTCACGAGGAAGTCACGCCATTTTTTGCTGTCGAAAGAGAAAAGACGGCTCTTTTGCGCCTCCTGCGTCACGGTCAGGTAGGTCTGGTTGTCCGTATATTCCCTGCCGTTGAAATAGCGGAAGTAGGACTCGGACAGGTATTCACGCTTGCCCTCGCTTTCGTCACGGAACGGCTTGCGCACGAATATGTCTTGCTTATGCAGCGCATACCCTTCGCCGAGCGTCCGGGCAATGGCGGTGAACAGCCGGGTGTATTCGTAGTACCCGTCTATGTCGGCGGAGTATTTATCCACCGGGTTCTCCATGCGCAGGATAGCCGCATACTCCCCGTTTTTGGTATATACCACGCCGACACCCTCGTTGTCTTCCACGGAGAAGTAGATGTCTTGGAAGATACGCTTGCGCTTTCCTCCTGTGCCAAAGGCATATACCGATATGGCCATACCCGTGCCTACAGCCGCAAGAATCAGTAGAATATAAATCGTCATGGGCGTTATTGTTTTTGGCTTCCGTCACATCGGGCGAAATAAACCTTTCGGATTCCGAAAGCTAAATCATTCTCCCATTTGTCCGAAAACTTGAACAGGTCAAACGTAGGATGCTCATCGTAGCACTCGTAAGGCACAATGCCATGTCCCACAAACAGGGCGATGTCCGCTGCAATACAGCGTGCCACCTCCCGACCGATACACAGCCTTTCCTTGTCGGTGAACTGTACGTTGGAAAACTCATTCCGGTTCGTTCCAATGCATACGGATGCAAAATCCTCCGCATCGTTAATGTCTGTAATCGTCACAGTGGCATCGGTGTCGGAGTCCATAGCCACCTTTACTTTGAATAAAGGTGGAAGCACGCAGATTTCCACTGAATTGATTTCCGCTTCGTTGTATATTACCAGGTTGTTCATTTGTGTTGTTTTTTAGGTGAATCAAAATAGATAAAATAACCGCAGCCGTAAGCTGGCATATTGTTTTGACAAGGTTCCGGTCACAATACCGTTCTCCATGTCAATCAGATAAAAGGTCTTGTCCGAACTCTCGCTGACGGTCAGGTATTCTCCTCGCATCGGTTCACAGCCGACTGTTTCTCCGAGTTGCCGGTGATGATAGAGCTGTGCCAGTTCCGCAAGTGACGGCACATAGCTTCCCGGATGCTGCTCCACTTCAGCAAGCATTTCTTTCCTGGCGAGCAGCCCCCCGTTCCTTCGGTAGGCATGCTCCGTTTGACGGTACTTGTCAATCAGCCTTTGGGTAAGATCGGCACCGTCTGCATAGCCGAAGGCGCATTGCTCACCGTAGGGCATTCCCGAAGTAAAGATGAGTTTGTTCTCATCGACGATTTCATCCGTTTGTCGGGGATTGATGACTCCCTCTTTACGTTTACCATCAATGGTCTGGAAAGTTTTACCGGAAGTCAAAACTTTTCCCGAATAGCAATACCGACCCTCGCTGTCGCGCAACGCCACCGCTTTGCCGTGCCTCCCGTCCGTTTCCACTACCATGGCAATTGAATTGCTGTCACGTTGGGGACATATCCCACCGTCTTTTTGCAGGTAGTGACCCACTTCCACGGAATCCACACGCTGCACAGGCTGGTAGCGGAGCTTGCGCCGGGTTTCCACCCAACTGCCATTCACTGCCAATCCTTCCTTGCCTTTGCGCAGGTTTAGCCTTACAAGGCTTCCTGCTTGCATGGGAGGCAATGTTGTCCGCACAGCGTATGGGTGTCCGTCAATGGTGGCGGCAATCGTCACCGCACCTTCCGTATCGGTAGGCACCAGATAAAAGTCATGTTTCCGGCCATTGTTCAACAGGCAGTCCGCATCCGTGGCGTTCAGCGTGCCTCCTTTGCCCACAGGTCGCCATTTACCCAAGTAAGGCTGATAGACAGCTTGTTCGTAAAGGTTCTCCCCCGTAAGCGCAAGTCCATCCAACCGCTCTTGCAACCGGTCGCTCTCACATCCGATGCCGAGCAGTACCATCGAACTGTGCCAATCCATCTCCACGGAAATCTCCTTGCCGGTATGCCGTGCCGTTTCCACACCGTATAGGTTCTCCCCGAAAGGGGCCGCCAGTACAAGACTGTCATCTGCGGCAAGTCCTTGCCGGTAAGGGAAACAGGCATAGATGGCGGCGAGCGTATCGGCGGTCACGGTATGGTGTTCCTGCGCCACATAACGCCCGTTGTCGTAAATGAACGGCACACCGTAAAAGGCGTTCCGTTCCGTGTCTGTGGCATCCGTAAGGTGCATATACACCCCGATACCCGGCAGTCCTGCTTCCATCCCTTCTAAAGTGATCGTCAACGGACGGCAGGCTGTTGCCCAGACTTGCCGGATTTTACCGGCTGTCTGTTGCGCTTCCACCGTGGCGGATTTCGTTGCCTGTCGTTCTCCACAGGCTGCGAGTAGCAGGGCACTTGAAAGAAACAGCCAAACAATTTTACTTTTTTTACAAACTCCGGTTATTGTCATTTCCTTTTTGAATAAGCATAGATGAATACTCCTTTATCATTCTTCTTGCTGTGCAGCCCTTTGCGCTGTTTCAGCAGGATAAATCCGGCACCCACGGCGAGAGACGCCACCAAAGCGAGCAGCCCGGCGAGGAAACCTATCAGGCAGTAGGCAAGGATAAAGCCGAGAATGGCCCCACCGACAGCTCCGGCCACCCAATAGATGTACCGCCCCTGAAGTCCCATCAGTTCAAGAGGCCGTTGAAGCCCCTTGAACAGTGGGTATCCTGTGTAGCGGCTGTTGTCCGTTCCGGTTCCCATGCGCCGTTATGCGGAGATACCGAAGAACAATGGAAGTGCCTGTGCAGCGGCTACTAGGAAGATACAAGCTCCTACAATCATCATGATAGACTTCTTCACGTCCTGTTCCTCGTTGTTCATCTTGATATACACGCTGATTGCTCCCACGACGGCCACAATACCGGCAATGGCGTAACACAGTTTCACTACATACGGCACGTATTTGGCGATCTCGTCCGTCACCGTGCCGAGGGCTGTCGTTCCGGCGGAGTAGTCACCGGCCGCATTTTGGGCGAAAGCTGCCACCGTTCCGACCAGCAGCATAAATGAAAGCATCTTGATTCTTTCGGAAGAGCAGACGCCCTTCATCATTTTCTTGATTTTTTGCAACATTCGTTCTTGTTTTTAATTAGACATTATGGTACTCTCTGCGCAGATGAGTTTTTAAACTTGATAGCCGAAGAAAGCCGGGAACACGATAGAGGCTCCGATCATGAACATACAGGCTCCCACGACCATGAGTATCTCCTTGACGATACCTTCCTCGCCGGCATTCATCTTGATGAAGATCTGCAGGCTGGCGTAAATGGTGACAAGGGCGGCAATGGCATAGGTCAAATACAGCACATACAGCATCATGGTCACTACATAGTCGTGCATCAGTGCCAGCGCGTCGGCTCCCCAGCTGTAATCCACGCCGCCGCATTTGGCGGAAACGGACTGCGCCGAAAGGAGGCACGACACCGGCAGACTATGGCGGATAATCTTCTTACAATACATTTCGGATGACATTGATTTGGGGTTTGAACAGCGAAGCTTTCTTGCCTTCCAGCAACTCATGGAGTTCCGGGGCTTTGATGCCGTATTCGCTCGTCACGTCTGCTTCATCCAGATTCTCTTGCAGCGAAGCGATGCGTTTCTCTGTCTCGGCGGTTTCTTCCTTTTCGCTTTCCTTTTCCGGTTCAAGCACTTCCGCAGGTTCTTCCGGTTCGGCATCGCCAATAAAAAAGCCGTCTCCCTGTTCTTTCACGGGAACGGCGGTTTCAACCGGACTGCCTTCAATATCAAACACTTCCTCGTTGGAAGCATGTTGCTTTCCGGCAGCGTATAAATCCTTGCCGATGTTGGCACCGTAATAAAGGAGGTAGGCGATGCTCAGGCAAATGGCAAATGGCAAAAATGGACTCATTTTATTTTGTGTTTATGCGTTGATTGTTCGATTGGTGCCGCAAAGAAATAATGAAATGGAGGCGCACGACGGAAGACTACGGAACAAAACTTCCTTTTTTAACCGGGTTTATGATTGCAACGGAAAATCAGACTGTCAATCATACTCCGATACCACGATTACAGGTATTCCGTTCCCTGCCATTTATATGCAAGGAGATGTGAATCGTACACACCCGTGCCCTCATTGGGCGGAGACATTTCCGGTGCAAAGTTCCGGCAGGCTTGCTTTGATTGGCCCAAACTTTTGGGGCGGGAAGCAGCGGTTTTTCAGATAATCAGTGCCCCGGTGATTGAAATCTTCCTTTTTCCGTACACGCAAAAAGCGTATTTCAACCAAAAAGTTTGTGCTATACGCACCTGCCCAGTCGGGGCACCATAAATAACTTCCTCACAATAAGGGGCAAAGGCTCCCGATGATAGGGAAACAAATCAAATCAGATATGAGGTTCACGATTTCAGCAGCAGAATGGAACGCCAAGTTAGCTGCATTGGCAAAAGTAATGGACAGCAAGGTGGCATTGCCTATTTATTCCACGTTCCTGTTGGAACTTAAAGACGGCGTGTTGAGAATAACGGCATCCGACATGGATTGTAGCCGGTGCAGCACGCTCCCTGTCATGGATATGGACGGAGCTAACGGACACAACGGCAGGATATGTGTCACAGCGAGTTTCCTGCTTGATTCGTTGAAGAATTTAGGAGACCGGCCTGTCACTTTTGAAGCGGACGAGGAAAATTTGTCGGTAGTTATCCGCTACAACAACGGGCGGTTCGACATGGTGGGATTTCCGGCAAAGGATTACGTCCTTCCCGGCACAATGGAGAAAAACGTGCAGGCCACTATCGAAGTATCTGTCTTGAATGATAGTATCGGCAAATCTTTATATGCCGTTGGCAACGATGACCTTCGTCCTGTGTTTTGCGGCATCTATTTCACCAAGAAGGGCGATGAATTGCAATGTGCCGCTACCAATGGCTCCATGTTGGTACGGAACACTTATAAGGTAGAGGATGACGGACAAGAGTATAGTTTCCTGCTACACGCAAGGGCGGCAAAGATTGTGCACAGTATGACAAGCAGGTCAGATGAGAAAGTGCAGGTATTCATTACTGACCGTGAAGTAGCCTTCCAAACAGGAACAGACTATTTCCGTACACGGCTGATAGAGGGAAGATACCCCAACTACAATGCCGTTATCCCCACGGACAGCGACAAAACCGCCATTTTCGACAGAAACGAACTGTTGGCGGCCGTCAGACGGGTAAGCGTATTTGCGGACAAGGCACGTTGCGAGGTGGCCATGAACTTTTCGGGATTGTCGTTGATGCTTTCGGGAAAGGATATTGATTGTTCCACCCATGCCGAAGAAACGGTGTTTTGTGCCTATCAAGGCGGCAATTTGCGCATCGGCTTCAAAGCGGAGTTTTTGAAACAAACGCTGGAAAATATCACCACCAAGGAGGTACAGTTCAAGTTAGGCACGCAAGAACGTGCAGGCGTTATCACCCCTGTAGCCGATGATGACCGGATGGAAACCGTAGCCTTGATTATGCCCATACTGTTATCGGCTTGAAGCGCATGATTGAGTATTCCCCTTATTTGCCGCCCATAATGCGGCAGGGGATTTTATAAACAAAAAGTTAAATCCTAAAATTAAGACGATATGACATTCAGAGAATTTATGAAAGAAAACGGTTATGAGTTACAGACAACCTTTTGGATTGATTTTACGGTAGCTGATTTGTTTGGGCTTTCAGCTATTCAGGACACTTTCAACCGTGCTTTTGAAGAATGGAAAGATAACTATAAGTATCTCACAGAACTGATATTGGTACTTAACCATAAGATATGGCAATACCACGAAACGAAACCGGAAGTAGCGGAACTGTATGACTCCCTTTGGAGACAAGCCGACCGGTATGCAATAGAGAACCTAAAAGGTGGCGAGTTGGATTATTTTTGTGAGATGACAGATTAATATACATGAAAGAAGGTGTCGGAATAGATACCTTCTTTCATTTGATACATTCCTGCTTTATAAAGAAATATTGATTATCCATACACCTGTTTTTCTGGCACCGATCCTTGATATGACCCTTTTTTCCGCAAGGCTCTTGATACGTCTGGCAACCGTAGCACGATGCAAATCCAACTGTTCGGACAATTCCGTATAGGTGATGTCAGGCTTGGCTTGAATAAGTCTCAACATCTGTAAATCTTCTTCACTTATAGTCGCGTTTATAGTCGCATCAGTATCACTTATAGTCGCATTTATAGTCGCATTTCCCACTTTTATAGTCGTACTTTCAAACTCAACACTTGTACGGAAAACATCTTGCTCAAAAAAATGGGGATGACCGCCTTGATAATACTTGGCGTATTTGAAAATATTACGCACACCGGAACCGAGTTTGTCGGCCAATCCGATATTGCGGAAAAAGGAGGCGATGATTGGATTTTTGGGATTCGGCTCAAAATTTTCCGGGGTTATCTCGCCCGACCATGAGGCACGGTTGGCGTTTTCCGTGTATATACGGTTATTCTCAATAACGAATTTGGCAGGATAAGAACTTGAAAATTCCCTGTGAATGAGCATGTTTGACACCATTTCCCTGCATATTACTCCACGCAGGCTTATCCGTTGTTCGTTTTCAAGATAAAACGGGTCCGGCAAATGCTTTTGTGCAAATTCCATCAACAGGTCATAGCTTTCCACAAGGTTGGTACATACAATCTCCCTGTCGTCATACCGGTCTATATTGATTCGGCGGAGCAAAGCATCCGTTTCATAAGCCGGTGCCACATCTTTTATAACGTCATCACGGCCCAACAGTAATATGGCTGCAAGGTTCAGCCCATGCCTTCCCGTTTCATGGTTCGTACCGAACAGACCGGCAGAGCGCAACAGCTCCATATCATCCGTCTTTTGCCAGATATGCCGGCCATTGGCGGAATTGACAGCCATCCGCCTGATAGTCGGCAAAAGGTCGAGCCGCAGATCTTCCACTTTTATATGTGGAAATACCTTCCGTTCTGTGAAGATACTTTGCTTACGGATGTACATCATCGCTATCTGTGAGGTACCGGTCACGTGTACGTCCGCATCGTCCACCCGGTCGAATATCTCCTTTTTATAGGAATGGACTTCTGCACTCGGATTGATATGGATGTGTATCACGGTTTTACCCTCGTAATGAAGCGGTCTGGGCTCCAAATAAACAGTCGGAGTTATCAAATCCGGGTTGCTGACACAACTGATAAAATTCTTAATGATAGAAGATACTGAATTTTCAGGTACGCCGACAACACGGCCGGAATCTGTCACACCTAAAAATATATCACCGCCAAAACGGTTGAGAAAAGAGCATACCGTTTCATAGGTATCGCTTTCAATGCCGTTCCCACAGCGTTTAAACTCCACCCTAATGGTTTCTCCTATCTCCAATATTTCTTTAAATCGTTCCTGTTCCATTGTTCTAATTGTTAGGCAAAAATACAAAATATCCGGCACATAAACTTGTGCAGGACATGATTCTTTCGTTTAAAGTCAATTCACGGCATCCTTTTCTTGTCGCGCAACAGGTCATTGACATCCTTATGATAAGGAAACGCTTCCATCATGTTATAGACCGTAGCCGTATTCATTTCCCGAAGCAGATCCACCGCCTTTCGTCCGGCATCGTCATTGTCGAGGAAGCAATAGATTTTCTTGTATGCTTTCAACCGGGACAGGGCTTTGGACAGGTTGCTGACTGAGTTCAGCACAACCAAATCCGGCTGTCTGCATGGAGGCGGCAACTTTCCTTGTTTTACCAGCGTCAAGTAAGAAAGAAAGTCCATAAAGCCTTCAAACAGGCAACATGCCAAAGCTGCCTTTGTTGTGCTGGCCACTGATATTTCTTTAGGTGCAATGCACCCTTTGTAATACAGGCTGCGCAACTCATATCCACCGGCTATATTGGGAAAACCGATAGCGAAGTAGGCTCTTCCACGGCAGGTATAGTGTATCTCCCTGCATTCCCTGGTTCCGATTTCCATATCAATGCCCCGTGAAGCCAGATAGGACTTCAAGGCTGCCGAAGTCAGCGCACCGGCCCGGATATTCCGCAAGGTCTCATTCCTTTCCTCAGAAGAGGGCAGGAACGTCCTTGCCTTGACCGGTACTCCCGGAACGGCGTTCTCTATCAGCTTCAGCACACGGGATATGTCATGGGTACGATAGATAAGAATACCCAAATCTATGATGTCCCCGCTTCGGGCAAGTCCGAAATCATACCAGATTTTCCGACTTTTATTGACTTTGAATGAAGGTGTCATATCTTCCCTATACGGGGCACGGAACCATGCCGCGCAAGCGGTTTCCTTCGTGGGGAAACAACCGATTGCTTTCAGGAAGTCCACAATGTCTATTTGTTTGGTCTGGGCTATGTTCATAATAACTTTTGTGTTTCTATTCGGGTTTAATTGGGGTTATCTTATATATACACCGGCGTTAAACTAAACCTCATTATCGGAGATACAGCCGCCATGCTCCAGCACCTCCGGATTGTAGCGGTAGCTCTTATCCTGTTTCACGATAATGCCACGCCCCATCAGGTACTTGTTCAGTTCAATGCAGATGTTCCGGCCGCGCTTGAAGCCGATTTCGGTATATCCCTGTTGGAGCGCTTTGATAAGCGGCCTGTATCCGGTTATGTTCCCCTCGCTGAATGCCAGCCTGAGAGCCTGGGCGTGTTGTGCATCGGAAATGGATTCGCAGAAGCCCTTGCGCTCTTGTGTAAACGAGTATTCTCCCACCAGTTCAGGCAAGGCATCGTTATTGATGCGGAAAGCGAACGGTTCAAACTCCTTTTCACGGATGTGCATGGCTTTTACTTCACTGATATTACCGTCAAACTGGCTCTTGGTGATTTGCAGAATGGTTTCCGCCTTGTTGTTCAGTTCTGTGCCGATATGCCCTCTCGTATTGTCATCTCCTTTGTTCAGATGCAATACTGTATGGATATGGAGGTCGTGCATACTTGACCAGCGCATGAGGTCGTTTATCAAATCAACGGACTCACTGGGGCTGTTGATGTCATACAGAAGGTCACGGATGCCGTCAATGACGACAAAACCGATACCCGGATCGGAAGCTAACGCATGGTTGATAATCTGCCGGCGTTGTTTGGGGCTGTATTCCCGCAGCATGAAAAAATCGAGGTTGTCCGCTTCACGGTCGGTAGGTAGCCCGGCCAGCCGCAGGATGCGTTCAAGCACCTTGTGGCAATGGCATTTGCTTTGTTCCGTATCTACATAAAGCACCTTGTGCTTGCCCTCCGGCAAATGTGCGTTGTAGCGTAACACGTTTTTGCCCGACAACGCTGCAGCCACAATTGCCGTGATGTTGAAGGTCTTTTTACTTTTGGGCTTACCGACCGAAGCACTGAAGTTGCCGAGCGTGGCAATGGTTATGTCATCGACACGGACAATTTCCGGCGGAAAGGCGTAGGTCTCGGTGACACGTAAGCGGATGAATTGCAGGATTTGTTCATAAGCCGAACGGTCTATGTCATTTCCGGTTTGAAGCAGGTTGGTCGGTATCATGGCTTTTCCCCTTTCTTTTTATGGTTGGGCTTGCCGGTGTGGTCACGGGCGGTCATTATAGCAGCCTGTCTTTCCAGCTCCCTTTGTGAGAGGACAGGATTGCGACGTTTCCATTCATCCAGTTCCTTCCTTTCAAAGAAGATGTTCTTGCCATTCGGTTTGGTGTAGGATATGTCACGGTTGGAGGTAAGCCGGTACATATGCCCTTTGGAGATATTCAGGTATTTGGCGGCTTCATCAATGTTCAGCATATCTTTCAGGAAATAGAGTTGATTCTCCACGCTTTCAAAACGCTCTATCAAGGCTTCAAGCGTCCCGAAACGGTCAATGAAGGCTTCAATGGTGGTTATCTTCCCCAATACTACGTTTATATCTTCCATTCGGGTCAGGATGACGGCCACATCTTCTACCCGTTTAAGTGTTTCAAGAAATCCGGCTTCTGTCATGATGCAAATTGTTTATCGGGTTCAACACATTCATTCATGCTGTCCGGCATCTCCTTTGGACAGTTTTCTTCGGTTTCTTCCACTTGGTTCCGGCAGAGCCATTCGTCCAATTCCTGCTTGTTAAAATACAACAGTTTGCCGGACGGTCTGTAGTGGGGGATATGGCCGCTCTTGGCAAGTTTGTACAACTGGCTTCTTGACAGCCCCATATACAGGCAGGCTTCTTTGAAATTGAGTGTTTTCTTGATGCAGAACAGCATCTTTTCAATCTTCTCCGTTTGTTTCTGGAGCATACTGAGCTTCAGGAAACACGATGAACAGGACACCGCCACACAGTTTCTTTCTTCTTGTTGGTTCATTTCGTATTCTTTTTTGAGTTAGACATGGGGAATGATGCCCCGAAACTTTATCGCTTCGGGGGCAAAGGTAGATATGTGTTTTTCAATGGTTGTAAAAAAGAGAGTAACAGTTCGGAAGTGTTATCCGAACTGTTATCCTTTTCTGTGTCACTTGTTATCCGTTGTGTTTCTTTCTGCCATTTCTCTGACAGCTTGTACGCATTGGCTGATTACCTCCTGCATACTGTTCGGATTGCTCTTGGCAAGACTAAGTGCACTGGAATACTGGCCGTGTTTGAGCGGACGGCCGTCTCTGGAACCCAATATGGAACCGGCCTGTTCCAACAGATGTTCCCAACGTCCGAGAATGAGACGGTGGTGACATAACCGGTCGAAAAAGAAAGCTACCAACCGGTTATTGGCAGACTTCAACGGCTGATGCAACGTGCCTTCCAAAAGAGAACGCAGTATGCCTGCATTCACAGGGGTAGTGAAAAGTTGAGCCTCATTAGCACAATGCGCAATGAGGCTCAGTTGGTTGTCATTCAAAAAGCTACCCAAAGACAAGGCAGGAAGGTTCGTTTCAGGGCGTGGCTTATCCGGTTCTTCTTTCAGACCGGAGGATGCTTTCGTCGTGTTGAACAGACGAAGCAACTCATCCATGCGGTTAGGAGCAAAAAGTGCATTGGAGAAGAATTGCTCCACAAGGTCTTTACGTTTTGTCAGTATTCCTTTGAGAATACCGATGTTTTTCCGATGTCGGTTTTTCCCGGCGGCATCCCGGTGGTCACTGCAATAATGGCCGTTCAGAAAATCCTCCACATACAGCTCATACAATTTGCTCTCGCCGACAACTTCTTTCCGATAAGTGGAGGAGGCTTCTTTCAGCAAGGCAAAAAGTTCATCACGTTCATTTCCGACACTCTTGTGCGGCTTGTTTGCCAATCTCTTGTTTTAAAAAAAGGCAATCATTTCTACGGTTACGCTTCATAAATCTATTGTTTTAAGTTATTGGATAAATGCGTCATCCAAAAGGGAGACGGCATGGTCTTTCTTAGAATTGATGATTTGTGCGTACCTCTGAGTGTGTCTGATATTGGCATGGCCCAATAATTGACTTGTCGTATAGATGTCAACCCCTGCGGTCAAGGCCAGCGTTGCGAACGTATGCCTCCCCACGTGGAATGAGAATTTCTTTTCTATTCCGGCATCTGTGGCCCAATCGCGAAGTATGCTTTTATACCAAATACTCAACTTGGGAAATACACGGTCTTCAGAAGAAGCATCCCCTTGTTCCGGCATCCATTTCCGGGCATTCATGTTCAATGGCAAATACAACAATGCGCCGGTTTTATACTGGCGTATCTCTACCTGCCACCTGTTCCCGTTTTTACTGATGTGTTTCCAACACAAGTTCTTGATATCCATAATGCGCAAACCGCAAAAACAGGAAAACAAAAACGCAGCTTTCATATCATCCCGACGGCAAGGAGTTGCAATAAGACGTTTTACTTCCTCTACGGTAAGATATTCACGTTTGGCTTCCGAGCCTGAAAGCATATCCCGTTTGATTTTCTTGAATGGGCTTGACTGGAGCAGGTTCTCCTTGACTGCATAATTCAGTGCAGCCCGTATATAAGAAAGGTAGAGGAAAACCGTATTTTTGGCCAGCTGGTTATGGTCACGGGTGAGTGCAGGTCTGTCAAGTAGATGACTGAGAAATCTCATGATATAATCCCGGTCTATTTCTGCAAGGGTAACACTGTTATCGTACTTCTCCAATTCATTAGTTACCCGATCTACCCAAATAAGTGCAGATGCCGAAGCCCGTTTTTCCACATCTTGCCGATAAATTCTCATCCAGTCCGTAAAAAGCATATTCGCTTTATATGAACGGTCTGTGATACCGGCTATTTTGTTGGTCAAATCCAAAATTTTCTCGGTCTTAATGGCATTGGCTATTGCGAGCGTGTTGGCATTCTGGACTTGCGCCGACACATCCGTTTCCGGTACAAGATAGAGCTTCAATGACTGGTAAGTTCTCCGGCCATTGTGGTAAATATCCAAATAAATGGACTTCCTGCCATCTTTGAGTTCATTAAAACGTAAACGGACAGGCTCTTTTACTTTAACTTGCTTTTTCGTACGTGCCATATTACCTTTGTTGTGCTATTATTCATGAAAAGATTAATTGCATTTTGCTATCTTGATTAATGTTATTATACAATAATAGATAACATAGTTTTCTGAAAAACAGGCATAAATGGACTGTCTTTATAAGATGCAAATATACACAGTATTTTTAATTAAACAATACATACTGTATAATTAAAAATAAAAATAAGATTGTTAAATATTAGAATAGAGAATCTATTAGCAATACAGCAGCTTCTTTTTTAGCATCTATGATTTTCGCATAAACTTGTGTTGTTTCCACATCGGCATGACCAAGCAACTGGCTGGTTGTGTATAAATCTGCCCCCATGGTAAGCTCCATTGTTGCAAAAGTATGCCTACTCATGTGATAGGTCAGTTTTTTATTTATTCCTGCATTTTTGGCCCACTTCTTCAACTGTAAATCAATGGTAGAAGTGCAAGGCAGAGAAAACACATAATCTTCAGCACTTCTCCTTGTGTGAGGCAGATAGGCTTGCGCTTGCTTGTTGAGTGGCAAATACAGCATCCGACCAGTCTTCTTTTGTCGTAGCTCCATGTGAATATTCCCGTTATCTTCAATGATTTTTTTCCATTGCAAGGCACGGACATCACTCAATCGCAACCCGCAGAAGCAGGAAAACAAAAATGCAATTTTTACATCTGTTCTTGGTGCATCCGCCTCTATGAGTTTGCGGACTTCATCAATGGTCAGATACTCACGTGGAGTTTCTTCACCGCAAATGGCTTTCCTGTCAATAGCTAATCCGGGATTTACAGACAACACATCATCATCAACCGCCATATTCAAGGCTGTAATGATAACCCCAAGGTAATTGGATATGGTCTTTTTGGCAAAAGGGGCTTTGGTACGCCTTGCTTTTTGCCCTTTCATAAATTCAACAAAGCCATCTAATAAATCCTTGTCCACATCGCACAAACGAGCTTTGGCATTGTATTTCCGTAATTGTTTTAAGGCCGAATGCACACGGTTTTCTGATGACATCTTTCCCTGTTGAATACTCCTGTTCTTATACTCGTTTATCCAATCAACAAGTAAAACCTTTGCCTTTTCTGAAATGGTTACGGGTGTTCTGTTGTTCGATATTTCAAGAATGCGTTGTGCCCTTATTGCATCAGCAGCTTTCATTGTATGCTTGTTTTGCTTTCTTGCTTCCGATGAATTCTCTGGGATAAGGTACAATTTCAGAAACTCATACCGCCTCTTCTTCTCGTAGTAAATATCGAGATAGATAGACTTGTTTCCATTTTCCAGTTCCTTGAACCGGATGCGTACAGGGGTTGATTCTATTTTCTTGGTACGAGCCATATACTTGAATTGCTTATTTCCTTCTTCTGCAAAGATAAGAATTTTAATCGAAAACAAGCATTTTTGTTCAACAAAATAGTAACATAAAAGCTATAAATAACACTATTCAATACTAAAATCAACAACAAACGCAAATCTACATTCTTTTTATAAATAACTGATATACATTGGTATATTGTATAATAATTGCGCTTTTCTTATACTTTAGCTTCATATTTTATATATTTATATGTAGTTCGTCATTCCTGGGCTACTACTGCTAAATATAGGGGTGTTCCTATTGAGATGATCAGTGAGTCACTAGGGCATAAATCAATTAAGACAACTCAGATTTATTTGAAAGGTTTCGAATTGGAAGAACGCACAAAAGTAAATAAACAAAATTATTATTACGTTAGAAGATTTAAAATAGCCTGAAGGAAAAGGTCTAAAATGCTAAGATTTAGGGGCTTAGTATTACTGTTACTTCTTAAGTAACGGAAATTTATTCGGTGCAAAGATAGGTAAAAATACTAATAGCATACAAGTAAAAACTTCTTTTTTTCCTTTTTCTCTTAAATACATAATAAAAAAGTATCTGAACATGAAGATTTTGCTTTCATGCTCTATGACCTTTTATTGCCTAATCTCGGAATACTTTCATATCGAATATTAGGTTTCCATATCGTCCCACCCTCATCGCGGTTCATTTTCCTTTTTTTGTTGTTAGCTGCTGTCTGCAAATGCATGATCCGTTACTTAAGAAGTAACAGATANTCCGTTACCTTTAAAGTAACGGATAAAATTGGGGTAAAAAAATATGATTTTTCAAGAAAAGAAGTCAGTCAATGCCGGGCCTAGTTGTGGGACAGGGGAAGGCGTAGCGCACTCAAAACGTTGGTATGTCGCTCTCGTTCGTATGCATCACGAGAAGAAGGTATCCGAACGTTTATCCAAAATGGGAATTGATTCTTTTGTTCCCGTTCAGCAACAGATTCATCAATGGAGCGACCGTCGTAAGCTGGTGGATACCGTCTTGCTTCCGATGATGGTTTTCGTTCATGTGACTCCCAAGGAGCGTATGGAAGTTCTTTCCTTTTCCACTGTCAGCCGTTATATGGTGATGCGTG